GCAGGCCGAAGCGATTGACAATCGGATTCTTCCCATGGTGAAACCCGACTGGGACAACATAGGCAAGATTGTGTGTGACGCTCTGAACGGTATCGCCTACAAGGATGATGCCGCTATCACAGATGCCACAGTCTGCAAGCGGTACGGCACCCGCCCATGCGTGGCGGTTCGCCTCACCGGAAAGGAGGCACCCCGTGACACAGTGTGAGCGTATCCTGCGGCATTTGCAGGACTATGGAAGTATCACCCAGGCCGAGGCTGTTACCGAGTACGGCTGTTACCGGCTGGGTGCAAGGATCTGGGATTTGAAAGCGCAAGGAATCCCCATCCGCTCCGAGCGGGTGACCGGCAAAAACCGGTACGACGAGTCGGTATCCTTTTCCAGATATTCCATCGTAAAAACGGAACGCGAGGATTGACCCATGGATGAAAGAACCCAATTTACATTTTACGCAAGCTTCTTCGATGCGGTTTCCAGAATCAAGAAAAAGGCAGACCGCGCCGACGCTTACGACGCTATTTGCGCCTATGCCCTGCGGGAAGAAGACCCGGACTTTTCCAAAATGTCCGATGCCGCGCAAATCGCGTTTCTGCTCATAAAGCCGAATCTGGATTCCAGCAGAAGGAAAGCAAAGAGCGGGAAAGACGGTGGAAGTAAGAAAGCAAACGGTAAGCAAAACGGAAGCAAACAAGAAGCAAACTGCAAGCAAGAAGAAGGCGAAAGCGAGAAAGAGAAGGAGAAAGAGAGAGAGAAAGAGAACGAATGTTATCCCCCTAACCCCCTTGCAGGGGGAAGCGAAAAGAAAAAGCGATTCACCCCGCCTACGGTGGAGCAGGTGTCGGAGTATTGCCAGGAAAAGGGGTACCGCATTGACCCGGAAGCCTTTGTAGCGTTCTATGCGTCGAAAGGCTGGATGGTTGGCAAAAGCCCCATGAAGGACTGGAAGTCCGCCGTTGTCACCTGGACGAAGAGCGAAAGGCAGAGAATAGGCAACGCAAATACCCGCAGCGGCTATACCAGCGGCGTTGACCGTTTGGCAGAAATGTACAGGGAGGAATTTGGGAATGGATAAACAGGAAGCGTACCAGATTCTCACGCTTTTACAGGCAAATTATCCCGATTCTTTTCGGGGGATGTCCAAAGAGGCGGCAAACGTGAAAGTCAATCTTTGGGCAGATATGTTCTCCGAGGAGCCATTTGAGGCCGTTGCCGCCGCTGCAAAAGCGTACATAGCGACGGATACCGGCGGCTTTATGCCCACCATCGGGAAGCTGAAAGATATGCTACATCGGATGCAGTCGCCCCAGCAGATGACCCAGATGGAGGCATGGGGGCTGGTTGCCGGTGCGCTGAGAAACAGCGTGTACGGCGCAGATGACGAGTTCCGTAAGCTGCCACCGGCGGTACAGCGGACGGTTGGAAGCCCCGCCCAGCTCAAGGAATGGGCGCTGATGGACGCAGAAACGGTGCAGTCAGTGGTTGCATCGAATTTCCAGAGATCGTTCCAAGTGTGCCAGAAGCGGGAGGACGATTACCAGAAGCTCCCCGGAGCGGTAAAGAGCTTTATCGCCGAACTGGCCGGGAAGATGGACTTTGAAATGCTACCGGAAGGCGGTGGAGTATGAAAAACGAAGTAGACAAGGAAAAGGAACGCCCTGGCCAGTACATCGATTCGGAAAGCCCATTTTGCAGGAACTGCACGCGGGACGATTGCCCCACCAACGGGGACGGATGCAAGGCGTGGGAAGCATATTTCATCGATAACTGGAACAAAAACATCATGAAATCAATTGGAAACCACAAAAAACAACGCCAATTTTTCCGGTATGAGCACCCTGATTTGGTGAGAGAGGGGATTGTTATCGAGAATGAATGACTTGGAGCAGATGGCAATCGATCGTCTGAAAGCCGCCTCTGAAATGTCGCTCATGGCGTATCAGCAGCCTTTGGTGATCTGCATTTCAGGCGGCAAAGATTCCGGGGTTATCACCGAGCTTGCGGTGCGCTCCGGTATCCCCTGCGAGTTCCAACACAACCACACCACGGCTGATGCCCCAGAAACGGTGCGGTTTGTCAGAAGTGAGTTCAAGCGGCTAGAGGGAAAAGGATACAAGTGCACCGTGAACATGCCGGTTTACAAGGGGAAGCGGGTATCTATGTGGAGCTTAATTCCTCAAGTGCTCATACCGCCATCCCGGTGGATGCGGTACTGCTGTTCCGTCTTGAAAGAAACAGGTGGCGCAGGGCGGTTTATCTGCACCGGCGTTCGCTGGGCTGAATCTGTATCCAGGAAAAACAACCGTGGAATCTACGAAAAACTGGGTGCAACCAAGGATAAAAATATCATTCTTGCCAACGACAATGACGAAAAGCGAATGCTTTTTGAAAACTGCCGCCTGAAAGCAAAACGAGTTGTAAACCCGATTATCGACTGGACAGACAAGGATGTGTACGGCTTCTTAGAAGATGCGAAAGTCCCGATGAACCCGCTATACGCCGAGGGGCAATGCCGGGTTGGGTGTATCGGATGCCCCCTGGCTGGCAGAAAAGGCCGGGAAACCGAGTTCACCCGGTGGCCGAAGTACAAAAATCTCTATCTGCGTGCGTTCGATAGGATGCTGGAGGAACGCAGACGGCGGAACAAGGAACCGGCTTGGGCTACCGAAGATTGGACTACCGCAGAAGATGTGTTCCGCTGGTGGATGGAGTACGATGTGCTACCGGGGCAGACAAGTATGGAGGATTTTCAGTGAGCAAAGCGAAAATGTACGGCTGTTTCAAGCCGGTGGGGGAATAAAGGAAAACAGAAAGGAAATGGGAAATGAAAAATGAGCTATGCACCAGCTGCAAGTACCGAATTGCCCCGGGTGGATGGGCGGCTTGTGACGGCTGCATTCACGATGAAGGCTTGAAAGATAGGTATGAGCCGATGACCAACGCCGACCGCATCCGGAACATGACGGACGAGGAGCTGGCAAAGTTACTCAGCACCGGAACGTTTATTTGCGAGGGTCGTAAAGATATCTGCGAGAATATGCCGGGATGCGAGGAATGCAGGTTGGCATGGCTCAAAGCCCCGGCAGAAAGCAAGGGGGAAAAATGAAAGTCCTGATAGCCTGCGAGGAATCGCAAACTGTTTGCAAGGCGTTCCGGGAGCGTGGGCATGAAGCCTACTCCTGCGACATCCAGGAACCCAGCGGGGGGCACCCGGAATGGCACATCTTAGGGGATGCGCTAAAAGCCTTAGAGGGGGGGCAAGTGACCACCATGGACGGACAGGTACATGTCATTCCCCGCTTTGGATGGGATTTAGTTATTGTACACCCTCCATGCACGTTTATTTCCAACGCCGGGGCTTGCCGACTGTACCCAAAGAAAGGAGTTCTTAATTTGGAACGGTTTGCAAAGGGACTGCAAGCAAAACTGTTTTTCATGGTGTTCTACCTTTACGGCTACTTTGGTGTTGGAAAAATCTGCATTGAAAACCCTGTGCCAAGCAAGGTGTTTGAGATGCCGGAACACACCCAGGTTGTGCAGCCGTTTGAATACGGCGACCCGTTCAGCAAGAAAACATTGCTGTGGGAGTTTGGCTTAAATCCGCTAGTTCCAACTAATGTTCTCACGGAGTATAAGCCTCTTGTTTCCTGCGGAACGAGCCGCAACAAGGGAAACCGGGACAAGGCCGGAGTGAGCAGAAAGGGCGGCGCAAGCAAGGCCAGGAGCAAATTCTCCCCCGGCATCGCCGCCGCAATGGCGGAACAGTGGGGCGAATTGGTTTAACCGCGGTGAATCCGAACGCACATGTTTTGTGAATCCGGATGTAATATGTGATTTTACAAATTTGCCGTTCGATGATAACCAATTCGCTCTTGTGGTTTTCGATCCTCCACATCTTGTAAATATTGGTGATAAATCATGGATGTGCAAAAAGTACGGGAAACTAGATGAAAACTGGCCCAAAATGTTGCACGATGGATTCCGGGAATGTATGCGGGTTCTAAAACCAGATGGCGTGCTGGTATTCAAATGGTCCGAGGCGCAGATCCCGGCGAACGATGTGTGGAAAGCGATCGGGGAAAAACCGTTGTTTGGGCATCACAGCGGGAAAAAATCACAGACCTTTTGGGGATGCTTTATGAAGCTGGAGGATGCATGAACAGTTGGGATAACACAAGCCCGGGGCAACCCGGGCGGGAAGGAGATAACGATGGAAGAAACCAAATTGAAGCCATGCCCGTTTTGTGGGGGAACAAAGATTTTTGTTGGAAGTGTTGCGGAAATTGAGCTTATGGACAAATACGATGAAAACTACGACTTATATAACAGCCAGTTTCAGGTTGTTTGTGACTCCATTGCTGGAGGATGCGGGGCTTCAAGTGGCTGCTGTAAGAACAAAGCCGCGGCAATTGAGGCTTGGAACCGGAGGGCTGACAATGGCTAAATTTATCGAGGTACACAAAGGCGACGCCCCGTATCTGTTAAACCTGGACGATATTTCGTCTATCACTGCATTCGGGGGAGAAACGTGTTTTTGGCACCGAGACGGGTACAGCTCCGTCTATGACGATAGCTTTGACACGGTTCGTCTGATGATCGGTGCGGCACAGGGCGGGATTCCGATGGATACGGGAGGGAGCTACTGATGGGCAAGGCGGTGTTAATCAGTATCCGCCCTGAGTGGGTGGAGAAGATTGCCAACG